GCCACAGTTGCAGTAGGTGGTATCATTTTATTCAAAGATCAATTACAAAAATTGGGTGAAAAGTTTGGTTTTTTAACTCCCAAAGTAGAAGAAAGCGCCAAAGCAACTGAAGACTTCATGCATGAAATGAGTGAAGTGCCAACTGTGTCAGCAGAAGCAAGTATGGCACAAAAAGAATTAGAACAACAACAAGAAGCAGTGGCAAGTGCTACAAAAAAAGTTACAGACAAATTACATAATTCTATAAGAGCACTTGAGGCAAATGCCATTGCCAATTTAGAAGATGCTGAAATATACAAATTAAAGCATGGCGTGTTGAAAGACATGACTGCAGAACAAGAAAAAGAAATACGTCAACTTATACGAAAAGAACAAGAATTAAAAAAAGTTGCGGCGGCAGAAAAAGCGTTACCATCAATTATGAAAAAAGTAGGCGGTGATGTGTTTGAATCTCCTGAAGTTGTTGCAATGCAGAAAGAGGTTGCTCAGTTAGAAATATTAAGAAATAATAAAAAAATTAGTGAACAACAATATCAAACATCAATCACAAAAATAAGAGAAGATGCCGCAAGAGCAGAAGCAAATAGAAGAGACAGAGAACAAAGTGATGTTATAGATTTAATAAAACAAGGCAAAGCAAAAGAAATAGACATTGAAGTTGCATTTGGCAAAGACAAAAAAGGTTTAAACACAGCACTTGGTAAAGAATTGTTGGGCGAACTGGCACAAATCAACGAAAAAGCATTTAAAATAGCAAAAGCAGTTGCAATATCTGAAACAATTATCAGCACAGCAAAAGGTGTGATGTTTGCGTTGGGTAGAGGTGCATTTTTACAAGCGGCATTGATTGCGGCAACAGGTGCAGTACAAATTGCAAAAATTAAATCAACTTCATACACCGGTCCAAGAGAAAAAGGTGGACCAGTTGCTGGAGGACAACCATACTTGGTAGGAGAAACAGGTCCAGAAATGTTTGTACCAAATGCAGGTGGACAAATTGTGCCAAATGGTGCAATGGGCAAACAAGTCACAGTGAACTTCAACATTGAAACTGTGGACGCAACAGGTTTTGACGAACTGTTGTTGGAAAGAAGATCAACAATTGTGGGCGTTATAAATGAAGCAATGAACAGACAAGGAAGAGAAGGGATCACAGCATAATGGCAAGCATAGGAGCATTCAACGGTAGTTCAAGCATTTTACAAAATGCAACACCAATACAATTTAGAGCAGTCAATTTCAAACAACAGAATGAAGTTGCTGTTACAAAAACTGCATCGGGCAGAATTATAAGAAGCACAGCGGCAACCACATTGTTCAAAGGCACATTGGAATTGGTCAGTCTCAGTGTGGCAGATTTCAAACAGATACAAGGTTTTATTGCCAAAGCAAAAACCAGTGTGAACGATTTTACCATAGAGATACCAGAAATAAGTTTTAGAACAGCAACACACAGTTTAGGCACAGTCACAGTGCAAGGATCATTTGGACAAGGTTCAACTAGTGTTAATCTAACTAAAGCAACTGGTGGCACAGGCACAGCATTCAACATGGGCGATGTGATTAAATTTTCAGGACACAGCAAAGTGTACATGATAACAGAAAAGTGTGAAGCAGATGCATCACCATTTGATGTTTCATTTGAACCAGCATTAGTGTTACAAGTTTCCACTAGTGAAACAGTCACATACGACAATGTGCCATTCAAAGTGATTATGAGCAGTGATCTACAAGAATATCAATACAATGTAGACGGCACTGTGAATTATAGGATGGATGTTGAGGAGGTAATCTAATGCCTCGCGGTTTTTCAGATCCACTAAACACATATCTTGCAGGCAACACGTTTACCAGTGTGTTGTTGTTGGAGATAGACACACCAGACAGCGGTGGTGCATCAGAAACATTGAGATACACCAACAACCCGTATGACCTTACATACAATGGAGAAACATATTCTGCACAAGGTGAATTTATTTCTATCAGTGAAACACAATTAAACAGTGCTGTACAAATCAGTTCTGTAAACCTAGCAATCAATGCCTTAACACTTGCCAATGTGCAAACATTTGCCACATCAGAAATAATAAATCAAACAGTGAGCATATACAGAGGATTTATTGACCCTAGCACCAATGTGTTGTTTGGGGACTCTGCAGGAGAAAATGCTTTCTTGTTGTTCAAAGGCAAAATAGCAGGTTACAATGTGACCAACAATCAAACCACAGCAGACATACAACTACAAGTCAGTTCGCAGTTTGTAAACTTTAACAGAAAGAATGGACGCAGAACCAATCAAAACAATTTTCAAAGAGAACACCCTAACGATGCCAGTATGGAATTTTCACACGAAGCATTGGCAGAAATCAAATGGGGTATAAAATAATGTTGAAACAAGCAAACATCTCACACTTCAATCAACTGCAAGAAATTTATCGCATACACGCTGAAGAGGCCAATGTGTCAGGTAAATTAAATTTTGATGTGGAAACAGCATTAGAATTAACCAAACAAAGACTGATAGAAGAACAAAGCAATATTTTGTTGTACATTAGAGATGACAGAGTGGTGGGTTACAGTGTGATCAGTCTAACAGAATTAACTTGGAACAGAGTGAGAGTTGCCAATGTAGAAATGTTTTTTTTACATCCTGATTACAGACACAAGATCAGCAGTCACAAATTCTTTGATCAAATAGAAGATTTTTTAAGAGATCAAGATGTTGAATTAATTATGAGCGGTGTGTTTTTGTTTGACAAAGATTACAACGTTGATGAAGAATATGTAGACCGTGCCAGTAAATATTTTGAAATGAAAAATATGAAATGGTGTGGCAATATGTATGTGAAGGAGTTGTAATGGGATTCATTAAGAAACCAATCAAAGGAATTATAAAAGGCATCAAAAAAGTTGTCAAAGGCATAACATCTTTTGTGGGAGATGCTTTTGGATTTATTATTAAACCTTTTGGTTCTTTTGAAACACCAGACATATCTGCTGAATCAGTTGCACAAGGTGTGAAGGTTACAAAATCAGGTACCAATGTTGGAATACCTGTGGCGTATGGATTTAGACGTTTGGGTGGCACAATTGTACACGTAGAAACTGATGGAAACAGTAATCAATACCTTTATGTGGTGTATGCCATTTGTGAAGGCGAGATTGCAGGTGTACACAGAATTAAATTGGATGAAAACGAACTGTTGCCACACCCAGGTACCAGTAACACATACAACCATCAAGAAATAATTACATGTACAACTGGTAGATATGCCAACAGAGTGAAGTTTCAAATATTCAACGGCACAGAAGATCAATCACAAAGCACATTGGCCAACGAATCACCCAGTTGGAACAACGGTGTAAGAAAATTACCAGGTGTTGCTTATGCGGCATTTAGATTTGAATGGAAAAATTCAACTCAAGCAGAAATAGATTCCAATCCTTTTGGCGGTGGTGTACCACAAATCACATTTGATGTGTTTGGTAAGAAAGTTTTTGATCTTACTTTGGTCACACCGGGCAGTGAAAACTTGCCAAACGATTATGCAGATTTATCAAAATCATATATTGAAACAAATAGCAACAGACCAGGCACAAATCCAGCAAACGTCTTATTAGACTACATGATGAATCCACGTTATGGATTGGGCATCAAAAAAGAAGACATACACGCAGAAAGTTTTAGAATTGCCGCCGAAAAATATAATCAATTGGTGGACTTGGATAATGATGGTAATTTTACAGAATTTGTTTTAACCTGCAACACAGTGTTGACCACAGAATCAAAATTGATAGACAATGTTAAACAATTGGTAGGTGGTTGCAGAGGCGTTATGCCTTATGTGAGTGGCAGATTCAAACTGAAAGTAGAAGATGGTGGTAATGCCACTGACATCACATCTTCCACAATTGATGTTGCATTTGATGTGAGTAATTTTTTCATTGTGGGTCCAGTCACATTGGGTGGAGAATCGAAAGTATCCAAGTACAACAATGTGTTTGTGAACTACATAGACCCAGACAAAGAATTCAGCAGTCAACAAGTGGTGTTCAGTGCGGCAGGTGACCAAGCAATAGATGATGATGAAGAACTGTCAGGAGAATTTACATTTGGAACACTAACCAATCCTTACATAGCACGTGAAATGGCAAGAATGATCTATCAAAAATCACGTAATCAAAGAACATTAAGTTTTACAGGCACACAAGAATTATTCAATGTTGAACCAGGTGACATCATAAGAATGTCAGAAGAAATATTGGATCTTGATTTGCGTACATTCAGAGTGATAGATATGAAATTGACCAATGCAGGATTGTTAGAAATATCTGCTGTGGAACACACAGCAAGTCATTATCCACACACATCAGGCGAACAGATAGAAATACCACCCACTGTGTATCTACCAGATGAATATTCAGGCAGACCTTTGCAAAGACCTGTGAGTGATCCACCAAAAGGCGTTGTGCCACCAGTTCCTGATCCAGAAGATTCTGCAGGACCTACACCAACACCAACACCGCCACCACCTTATGAACCAATTGACAAACCCACTATAGATAAGTTTTATTATTCTGAAAGAGCAACCACCAGAGATCCAACCAATGCATTTGGTAGAAATGGTCAAAGATTGCATGGCATTTCACAAGAATATCCGTCAACATTTCCTTTATTGGATTATGATTTACGCAGATCAGGATTTACAAGTCATGGTCCTTACGACAAATATTTTAACAACACAGTCACAGTGGCACAAGACAACGTGAGAAAAATGTCTTTATACAAAATGAACTCTAATCAAAGTGCATACACAGTCGGTATACGTTGTCTTATTTTTGTGAATTTTCCAATGGAAACTAGTATTGACAAATACATTGTTGAGGCATATGATGGCACTGATCGTGTGCATTCAAGTTATTCCACACTATTTGGTGATCCTCAACAACAACTTATCAGCACTCCACAAGTTGAAAGAAATGTTCCCATTGGTGCAAGTCTTAATCCTGCAGAAGACAGATTATACAGATTTGATACCAAATCAAAATCAGGTATAATTGTTTTACCTTTGAACAAATCTTTGGTGTTCAAAATAAGAGCACAAAAACAAATACTAGGTGAAATACAAGAATATAGAATAGGTGGCGATTTTACACGTATAGGTTACAACGACACATTCGAGTACACACTGCTAGGACAACGTCTGAAAGACAATGGTCTAGAAGGATTTATAAATTACATCAACCAAACTTATGGTTTCCAAGGTGGTGGTTCACAAAATTTAGGAGGATAATATGCCTAGTAATGGATATTTTGACATAACACAAAACACACTGTTTGCCCGTAGCGTGGAAGGTTGGGCAGATTACACATCTTGGGACGCATTTACCAGTTGGACTGGCACAGCAGGTTCCAACTTAGAATTTACAACTGGAATAATTGATGCAGGCAGGGTTGATTTCCATGCTCCAATCATTGTGTTTGAGAGTGCAACAGCAGTGACCATTCAAATGTCAACAAGTGAAACAGTTGATTCTAGTGGCGGTGCGTTGGATTCACCAAACATTGTGACCATTGCTCCAGACACTGCGAACATCACAGTGCCTTTTGCACGTTTTTTTCAATTCAAAATTATTCAAGGCACAGGAGATTCTGGTGCGGCAACGGATTCAGCAGGGTCACCTGAACTGTTTTTAAGAAATCTTAACATTAGTTTTATTTCAGAAACATTCAGTCTCACACAAAGCAACATTGACACCAGCACACTGGGTGGTAGTGTGGGTGAGAGACAACTTACCTTCAACCAAACCACAGGCACAATCACAAACTGTCTTGTACAACCACACATCACAGGACTAGATGATTCAGGAGGTGATCCTGTGAGGCCCATAGT